TTTGTTCAGTCTGGCGTCTCCTTCTTCCAAAACCGCCTGCTCGCGCAGCGCCGCCAGTTCATTATCGATGCCAACGATGAACTTGCCAAGAGGCAGGAGGCCGAAGGCAAGGAAATAGACCCCAGCGTAGAAAATGGCGGGTTTGGCTACAAGGTATATCAGTTCTACCTTGCCGACGAGTTCCACCTCTGCCGAGTGGAGGAAGTCGATTACGCAATACCAGCCGATCAGATCAAGTTGCGTGTGTGGGAGAAGCCTCATCCGGAAGGCATCTACGTAATTGGCGTGGACCCTGCCGGGGGGCGGAGCGAAGACAGCAACAATCACTGCGTGTCCGTGTGGCGTGTTTTCGCCGACAAACTGGTGCAAGTCGCCGAGTGGGCCGACTCCATCCCCGAGACCCGCCATTGCGCATGGGTAACCGCCTACATGGCGGGGCAATACCAGAACTGCCGGATCAATATCGACCTCACTGGCGGTATCGGCGCCGCGGTGATGCAGGCGTTTGACGATCTGCGCGTCCGTATGCGTTCCGAGATGTATCAAGACGAAATCCGCAAGTTGGCAGAGAAGGAGATGGCGGAGAACCGCTCTCGCCGTGAGGCTGAAGGCAAGCTACCGTCAATCGGTCACAACCAAGGTCCGAAGTGGGAACTTGACGACTTTCTGCCGGCAGCGAACTGGCACCTGTATCGCCGGATAGACTCGCCGGGTCCTGGGTTTGCCTACAACACAAAACTAGGCGTTGACCTAAAGTTCCGCATGATGAACATTCTGCGCGACTCGTGGGTAACCAATCTAATCGAAGTCCGGTCCATCCCTCTACTTGATGAAATGGCGAACGTCGTGCAGACACGGGGCGACATCGGCGCCTCTGCTCCTGGCCGGCAACGTGACGATCGAACGTTCGGCATGGCCCTTGCCAACTGGACCTGGGTGGAGAACCTGCGATCGGGCTTGATTTCGCAAGGCTTAACGTGGGATGGAGCGAGGAAGAAGGAATCGGGGGAGATTTCACCCTTGGCTGACCAGTTGAACAGGCGCGTGTTTTCGATCTTGAGGGCGGCTGACGAGATGGCCGACCTTCCGCCTCCACGTACGTTCTTCGAGCAAAGGGGCCTTTGAGCTATGAGCGTGGAGCGCCTAGAATCGTCTGACATCAAGCCGAACTGGCCGCGCCCGACAAGCCACATGACGACGCGCTATCTGTCGCACCCTGACTTGAGGCTGGCGTTCATACAGGTGGCGGACGAGCCGGAACTGGTCTACGTAGTGTCCGATGAACCTCTGCCGGAGACGGTCGGGGAGGCTATAGCGGTGGTGGAAAAGTGGAGGGATAAGAATGGACGAGCAGCAACGTGAACCGTCATTTTCGCCAGAGTTTACGAATCAGGTACTCGACGAGGCTATTGATTCTCTCGCTAAAACTGGAGAGTTTAGAGGAGGGACTCTCGACAACATGTCCCAAGAACAAGCTCAAGCATATATCCATCGCTTCATAGACGCCATGAAACTACGCAAGGCATGGCTTGATGCTTCCAGACCGGAGAAGGTGTCGTGAAACCGCCACGCCCCCGCCGCCGCTGTGGTCTCCGCTTGGAGGGAACGCAATGAAGTCGCCGCGTAACCAGCAACACGACGAGCCGCGCCGGGTGGAGTCGCAGGCTAGGATGACCATCTGTAAGCCCGCAAGCCTCGGCGTTCAGGCCGAGGTAAGGGCGTTAGAGGCGCGTCTGCGCCGACATGGGCTATTCGGGCGTTCGCTGCTGTTCGATGTATTGGCGGATGATGCTGATCGGCGCTCCGCCACAGGATGCAGCGAAGTAGGACGGGGACCAAAGGACTCCCTTCCAATACCGCCGCACCAGTTCGGGGCGCATCTGCCGAAGGCGTCGGCTGGACACGCCCTTGAGGCTGTTCACCAGCACCGACACCGCGACCTTGGGCGGGTAATTCACCAGCAAATGGACATGATCGTCCTCTCCATCCATCTCGATCAGTTCAGCCTCGAAATCCTCGCACACGCTGGTAAAGATCGCGCGGAGATCGGCAAGCGATGCCTCCGTGAACACGCGCCTGCGATATTTTGCGACGAAGACCAAATGGACGTGCATCGCAAAAATGCAATGCCTTCCGCTTCGGTAGCTATTGTCATCTGCCATAGACCAACTATAATATGGGCTATGGTTATCCGCAAGGCCAACACATACCGGCTCTACCCGACGCCCGAGCAAGAGCAGCAAATGGCGCAGATCGCGGGTTCGTGCCGCTTCGTGTTCAATCTGGCGTTGGAGCAGCGGCGCGACTGGTGGAAGCCGGGACGGACGTTCAACTTTGCCAGCCAGTGCCGCGAAGTCACGATGCTTCGGGCCGAGGTGGATTGGCTCAAAGCTGCACCCGTCCATACGCTGCAACAAGCACTCAAAGACCTCGATCGCGCCTATCAGAACTGGTGGGCGGGACGAGCGGACTATCCGACGTCACGCAAGAAAGGCTTGAACGACAGCTTTCGGTTTCCCGATCCGGTTTCGATCAAGGTCGAGCGCACGGGCAAATCGTCCGGGCGGATCAAGCTGCCGAAACTGGGGTGGATTCGGCTTCGCGGCTGGTATGCCATCCCCGGCACCATCTGCAACGCGACCGTCTCACGCCGCGCCGGGCAATGGCATGTCTCGGTCCAGTGGCAGCGCGAGGTGGCCGAGCCGATCCCGTCCATCCTGCCGGCAGTCGGTATCGACCGGGGCGTGGCGGTGTTCGCGGCCCTGAGCGACGGCACCAACGTCGCGCCGGCCAACCACGGCAAGAAGGCGCTCAAGGCGCTGCGGAAGGCACAACGGAACCTGAGCCGCAAGAAACGGGGATCGGCCAACAGACGCAAGGCCATCCGCCGCGTGGCGAAGATACAGATGCGGGTCGCAAACGCCCGCAAGAATTTCCTCCATGAGCAAACCACGGCCATCGCCAATAACCACGGCACGGTCGTCTTGGAGGCGCTGAAGGTGCGGAACATGTCCGCATCCGCGAAGGGCACCGCAGCCGAGCCGGGCAAGAAGGTCCGCCAGAAAGCCGGGCTGAATCGCGCCATCCTCGATCAAGGCTTGGGTGCGTTCCGGATCATGCTGGCCTACAAGCTGGCGGATCGTGGCGGCAAGCTGATCGAAGTGCCAGCCGCCTACACCAGCCAGACATGCGCCGCGTGCGGCGTGGTGGATGCGGCAAGCCGACAGGATCAGGCGCGGTTCGTCTGCACGGGCTGCGGCCATGAGGCCAATGCCGACACCAACGCGGCGATCAATATCCTACAACGGGGGCTGGATAAGTCCTTGAAGCCTGCTGAGGGGCACCGCGTTTGGCGGCCCGAGGACGCAGGAAGCATCCGGAGGGCCGCATGAAGCCCACCAGAACCCCCGCCCTTCAGGGCGGGGAGCATGTCAGCATAGCGCCAGAGCCAGTCATACCGCCGCTTCGGTCCGTCATGGCCGATCCCGAAGTGGTTGCCATCATGCAGGCCGCGCCGGAGCCTCTACAGGACGCCCAGACAGCCACAGATGCGCCACAAGAGCCCGAAGTCTCGCCGGCCGTCGCCGCCGTCCTGACCGCTACGCACGACCCGGAAAACCCGTGGCACTTCATGCCGGACGCCATGCGCGACGGGTCCATACAGGAGGGGATTGACATCTCCGGCCGCGTCTTCAACATGATGTGGCGCCAAACCTCGCGGCATAACGGCTGGCGCTGGGTGCCTCACGGGTTCTGGTCAGACCCGATGAACCGGCAGCCGATTAAGGATGAGCCAGTGGCTTGGCGTGTGGCGACGGGGCGCGTGGCACCGGGAGCGATCATGGCATGAGTGAAGACGATCGCCCGCGCTATCGCCACTACTTCAGGTGCCGACAGTGCGCCACTCGATTTCACGTCGATCGCCTCACGTCCGACCCTGCCAAGGTGAAGACGCCACGCTGCCCACGCAAGGCGTGCGGCGGTAAGGCCAAGGAGTCGCACGTCCCAGACCTGGGACTTGACGTTGCGGCCGGTAAGTTCCCGATGACGCCCAGCGTCCACGCCACGGCGTTCGACACCGCGCTGAAATTCGTCGCCGAGGATCAAGGTGTCACCAACATCCTCGATCACCGCAGGCCGGGGGAATCGTCTGCGCCGCCGCTTCCGTCTCACTTGCAAAAACAAGCCGACTCATTTTGGGGTGGTGGTCAGAAGCAGAAGACACGCACCGTGCGGGCCGACCTGTCACCCATTTACGGTGAGCGCGCCATCTCCGCCCAAGCCGGTTCACCGGTGATGGGACAGAACTTCAGCGCCGCCACCTCGCCCGGCGTCGCCCCGATCCTTACCTCGAAGGCGCCTGGATCGTCGCCCGTGCCGGAGCACCGCGTTATCGGATCATTCAACCCGAAGTAGTCCAGAATCAGCAGGTTATTGCAGATACCTCACGCTGCGTGGTAACCATGCGGCATGAAGATACCGTCTAAGGTCAAGGATAGGGCGCGATGGGCCGCGAGGTTGGTGCGAGCTTGCACCAATAGCCGGTCTGAGCGTGTGCAGCGCGGACTGTCGTTCCGGAATCTGTTTTTGACCGGCGATGAAAATGGCGTGCCGCAGACATTCCTCCGCACCCAGGACATGATTCGCGACATCACCGCGTTTCTGTTTTCCCCCGCCGATCTCCGTTTCACGATAGATTATTTCGGACAAGTGTCGCCGGCTGAACGAGCCAAAGGAATGGCTGCCGCCAGCGGCTTACATCAGTACATCACCGAGGCGGAGGTTGACGAGACTTGTTCAGCGGCGACTATGTGGTCGCTGATTAAGGGCAAGACCATCATGCAGATGGTATGGTCTCGCAATGGCCTAGAGCCGTATCTGCTTCAGCCTGAGAGTTTCGGTGTTTTCAACGAATCGATCGCCTCGCTTGAACAGCAAGAAGCCTTCGTTCACACGAGTTTCCCAACACGCTCGCGATTCGCGCAGATCATCAGCGGCCTTCCGATCAAGCGGCAGATAGAAATTATGAAGACGGTTGACAACCTTGCTGTCAGGGCCAGAGAAGGTGAGGACCATAACAACGTTCTGAAACAGGTTATTGTTGGCGGTTTGTTTCCTTACACCACGTCAGGGTCGCCTGCGCAAACAAGCGGTGGCATGGTCACTCACCTGTTTGCGCCGCAGGCTGCGATGGAGGCTGGGGTTGTCGAGTCTCTCGTGCCGATGGACGAATTGTGGGTTTGGAACGACGATCAGGACGATTGGGCGACACTGACGCTTGTCGGGGATCAGTTGATCTTCGGCGGCCATGAACTGTTCAATGCGTTTTCCAGCCAGAACGCGATGAAAACTCGCGATGACAAGAATCCGCTTGCTGGAAAGCATGGATTTGTCGAGTTCTGTCCTCTGCCTTTGGAGGGATATTTCTGGGGTATCAGCTACGTTTATCTCGTAGCACTCTTGCAACGGTCCATCAACAAGAGGATTGACGGCATCAACATCATGCTCCGTAAGCAGGAGGACCCACCACGGTTCATGTCGGGGTCAACCACGGTCAACCAGAACGCCTATGCTAAGCTGAACCG